AATTCGCGATACCCCCATGGTGAATCTTTTTGGTGAAGATAAGGACTTCAAATTCGAGGGTGCCGGCTTCCAGACGGAGGATCTCCACCTAGAGCTCGAGCAGGTCAATGAGAACAAGCTCGAGAGCAAGGTCCGTAAGCAATTTTTCCGCAGGACACGCAAGATCGAGAATGATATCGAGGTCATCAAGGGCCTGGTTGAGGCTATCGCCCCGGATGAAGAGCTGCTCCTTATGAGCAGATCGTTCGACAGCCCCGACATCGTTATCGCATATGCCGAAGCGATCAGGTCACTATACGTCGCAACGTGGGCCGTAACGCCAGCCGGAATAAGTGCGCTTCAACTGATCTCCGAATCTGCCGAAAAGGTCCACGTCCTCCTGGATAAGACCCACTCGTATAAATGGATTTTCCAGAGCGGCGCAATAGGCATACTAGGGAAAAAGGTCCAGATCACGTTCGCGAGTAACCATAGCAAGTTTATGGCCATAGAATTCAGGGATGGAACCGTCCTGAACGTAACCGGATCTATGAACCTATCAAATAACCCACGCTGGGAGAATATGCGAATCAACCGTAGTCGCGAAGAATACGAGTTTTTGAAAAACTTTGTCGAGACCGTCGGTGGAGATACGCTATGAAGATCCTAGAAATAAAGTCAATATAAACTCATAAAATAAGAAACTACCGATGAAAATAAGAAGGTACCTTCCAATCAAAATTCATAGCGTCGAGCTAGGAATTGGGTACTGGTGGGGCGATAGATTCTACTTCCCCCAAGGACTAAGACTTCCAATCATTATACCGTCATGGTTTCATTTACGCTCGTGCCAGACCCTTTCTGGGAAAGCGATAGGGCACGGCAAGGCGAATAGCTGGGAAAGATTCGAAGAAATTGTAACGAGATGAAAGCGCAATACGAATACGGAACACTCACCCGCGTGCCAATCTCTCTGATCCAGAAAAACACCGGCCAAATCAAAGACCTGCCGGCAAATCCGCGAGAATGGACGGAAGATGACCTCCATCTACTCGCAAAGAGCCTCCAGGAGACACCGGAGCTCTTCAATGCTCGGCCGGTACTGCTCTTCCCGCACGAAGAGATATTCGTAGTGCTCGGCGGAAACTTCCGTTTCGAGGCGGCCGTTTTTCTGAAATGGGAGGCCGTTCCGGCATATATCTATCCGCCGGATACGTCGGTCGAGAAACTGAAAGAAATCGTCATTAAGGATAATGGCAGCTTCGGAAAATGGGAATTCAAGCTGCTCAAAGAGGAATGGGGAGATCTTCCGCTAGACCAGTGGGGAGTCGTCGGATGGGGCGGAGATGAAGACTCGACAGACGCCAAGGAAGAGACCGCCCAGGAAGACGACTTCGACGAATCCCGTGACGCCGTGAAAACCATTTGCAAAGAGGGTGACCTCTGGGGACTCGGTGAACACCGGCTCCTTTGCGGTGACTCCACGGATCCGGAAGAAATCAAAACACTGATGGGGGGGGTATAGCAGACCTATGGCTAACGGATCCGCCGTACAACGTAAATGTCGAGAATTCGGACGGAGCCAAGATCAAAAACGACAATATGGCCGATCACGACTTCCGCGAATTCCTGTTCAAGGCATTCTCCGCCGCCGCAACAGCGTTGCGGCCTGGCGCCGCCTGCTACGTATGGATGGGAAGCACGGAGATAGACGCAGCTATCGAGCAATACGAGAAAGCCGGACTCCTATACAAGCAGCTTCTTATCTGGGTGAAAAACGCATTTACCCTCGGAAGACAGGATTATCAATGGAGACACGAAACCTGTATATACGGATGGAAACCAGGTTCCCATTATTTCATAGACAGCCGCAAGGAAACGACGGTGACAGAGGACCGTCCGGATATAGAAAAAATGTCAAAGGCAGAGGCGAAACAGCTGCTCAAAACCATATTCGACGAACAGGCGATATCTACAACAGCTATGCGGTACGACAAGCCCGTCAAGGATACGGAGCACCCGACAATGAAGCCAATACCAATGATCGGCAGGCAGATCCGGAATTCGAGCCGTCGCGGAGATATTGTGCTCGATACGTTTGGTGGATCTGGCACCACCCTTATCGCCTGCGATCAGCTTGGCAGAAAATGCAGAATAATGGAGCTCGATCCGCATTACTGCGATGTGATCATAGCCAGATGGGAGAAACTCACCGGCCTAAAGGCACAAAAGCTGAACTAAGCCAAAGCCGGGGAGTAATTTGGGCAATCAGTATAACCAGGATGGTTGGCAAGCAGTGCTGATTCGTCGCCCCGGCTTTTTTTTGATAACTTTGCTTTATGAGGGGAAGACCAAAGACAACAAACCAAGGTAAGCGGATTCGCGGGACAGACCAAAACGTCCGGATGGATAAGGAGTTTCCGCCCACGCAGCCAATGGCCGTCGAGGACATATCGGCGGACCATCCCGTATTCCCCTTCGATAACCAGGTCCATCAGGTTGAGGGCCTCACGAATGACAGGCAGCGAAGCATATATGTCGCCCGATGCAAGACGCTCGCCGCGATGGGAATAATGGAAGAGGCGTACCAGGAGGCGATGATACTATATGCTGTCTGGCTGGATCTAGCCCTATCATACAGCGCAGAAGCCGCGAAGGGAGGCAGCCGGCCGCTGTATGACAACAACGGACGCGTCACCGGATACGTGAATAACCCATACGTCGGCCTGTTCAAAGAAGCCACCCGGATGGTAAATGAGATCGGCCGAAACTTCGGTTTCAGCCCGATAACCAGGAATAATATCAAGCTAGCAGAAAAGCAGATCAACCCTATGGAGGAGCTCAAGAAGCTGATGGCTGGATGATAGACTATCGAACACGGTTCAGGAACTACGTAAAAAGCGTATCGAGCGGGAAGCGTGAATGTTGCAACTTTGAGCGACTTGCCGTCCAGCGGCATCTTAATGATCTAAAGAATCCTAAATACTACTTCGATGAGGCTGCTGGCCTCAATTTTTGTAATTTTTTCAAGCTGCTAAGGCACTTCAAGGGCGAGAAAGCAACCCAGGAATTCATACTGGATCCGTGGCAGATCTTCTGCACGATGATGATCTTCGGATGGAAGGTAAGGAAGACCGGCTACCGCCGATTCCGCTACGCCGACGTCATTATTCCCAGAAAAAACGGAAAATCGACATATGCGGCCGGCCTGGCCCTGGCCTGTATGATGATAGACGGAGAGATGGGCGCTGAGATCTATTCGGCCGGCACCGACCGCGAACAGGCGTCGGTGGTATGGGGGACAGCGAAGACAATGGCTGAAAAGTCACCGGCAATAGCCCAATTCCTGTGGATCGGAAAGAAAGCTATCGCCATGGAGTCAACGGCATCCAGCTTCAAGCCGCTATCGCGTGAGCTCAAAAACAAGGATGGTAGCAACCCGCATATGGCAGTATGCGACGAGCGGCACGCCTGGACCTCCAATGAAATGTTTGAGGTGCTCAAATCCGGCCTCGGCGCCCGTCGTCAGGCGCTGATATTCACAATCACTACCGCCGGCCGCGACGTCTCGGTACCGTACTTCAAGCAGATGGAATATCTGGCCGACATCCTACGCGGCAAGATTCAGCAGGATAACCAATTTGTGATGATCTTCGCGCCGGACGAGGGGGATGACTGGCGGGAGCCGTCCACCTGGAGGAAGGTGAACCCAGGAATCGGAACGGCCTGCTCCCTGGACTATATCCGTGACGAATGCGCCGAAGCGATCAAGAAAGGCGGGTCAATCGAGGCGAACTTCAAGACAAAGAACCTAAATATCTGGGTCAACGCACCTGATATATGGATCAGTGACGATGCGGTCCGAGCTTGCGCCTACGGTACTGACCGCGCCCAGCTCGTAGGAAAGAAATGCTACGCCGGCCTGGATATCGCTTCGCACGTCGATATAAACGCCCTAGCGCTATTCTTCCCGGAAGAGCCGCACCACCCGGTCCTGATGCACTATTGGCTCCCAGAGGCGAAGATCAACGATCCGGACCGAAAGGACGTAGTGGACTACTGGCAGTGGGCGCAGCAGGGGTGGATCCATTCAATGCCAGGGAATATGCTCGACACCGATATGATGGCAGCTGACATAGCCAAGATCCTCAGACAATACAATATCCAGAATCTGTCATTCGACCCATACAAGGCATATCACGGTATCATTCAGAATCTACAGAAAGACGGCCTGGGCGAGATCCTGGATGAATTCTCGCAAGGCATAAAGACTATGAGCGAGCCAACAAAGAGAGTCGAGGGTATGGTTGTCGGTGGGGAGATGGATCTGATGGGCGACCCCGTTTTGCGCTGGATGTTCGGGAACGTAGTCCTATACCGGGATCCGAATGACAATATCAAGATCCATAAGGGGAAATCCAGGAACAAAATCGATGGGGTGGCCGCTCTGATAAACGCCGTTGGGGGATGGATGAGTAAGACGGCCGATGAAGCCGGCAACCTGATCTATACCTCCCACACCCTCCGAACCGTCCGGATTTAATTCGTTCCATCAATTCCGTAACGGAATAAGGGAAAATATCAAATTGTTCCCTCGAATCCTCGCACGTTGAGGAAACGCGCTTTTCTTGACCTGAGATTTTTCCAAACTTCGCGTAGATGAGTAACCGAAAGTCACTACGCGCAAGGCTTCGCAGCCTGTTCATTGGCCCGATGTCTGAGTACATCGGAGCCTCCTCCGTTAACGATCTGGACTTTGGCGTGACGGTGAATCACGATTCCGCGCTCCGCTTTACGGCCGTATTCGCGGCCATCAAACTTCTCAGCGAAAATATCGCAGCGCTCCCGAAGACCGTGAAGGTAGTGACAGAGCGTGGCGCGATACCGGCGACCGGCCATCCTGTATTCTCACTTCTGCACGGATCTCCGAACGAATATACCGATACGTTCACGTTCTGGTTCCAGATCGTATCGTCGCTTCTGGGCTGGGGAAACGCATACGCAGTGGTCGAATACAAGAAAGGATCCCCGGTGGCGCTGCACCAGGTGAGTCCGGACGTTGTCAAAGTTACATTTGTGAACGGAAAAAAGGCATTCACCGTAAACGACCCAAATCCGGACCGCAAATGGCTGAATAAAACCTACCTGAATTGGGAGATGCTGCATTTTATGTGTTTCTCCCTGGATGGCATCTATGGAATCGACCCGATCACCTGGAATGCTACGGCAATAGGCCGTGGTATCGCCGCCCAGAAGCTCAGTGCTGAATTCTACAAGAAAGGCGGCAACATCAAGGCCGTTCTCGAAACCGACAACGCCCTCGGCGATCAGGCATACGAAGCATTCCTCAAGCACTACAAGGATGCAGCTCAGAACTTCGAGACGCCGCTCCTGGAATACGGAATCAAGTACAAAAATATCAGCATCTCGCCGGTAGCCGCACAGCTTATCAACAGCGAGACGCTCTCCATCCAGGATATCGCCCGGATATTTAGTGTTCCGCCGCACCTCCTGGCGGAGCTCTCCCACGCTACGTTCAGCAACATCGAGCAGCAAAATATCTTCTTCTCGACCTACTCCCTGCGTCCGCTCTGTAAGCGCCTGGAACAGCAGATTGAGAACAAGCTGCTATCCGACGAAAACAAGGAATATTCCGTCAAGTTCGACCTTAAAGGTATGATGCGCGGCGATGACGCGGCCCGCAGCCAATACTACGAGAAAGGTATCAACGCCGGCTGGATGACGCCGAATGAGGCGCGTGAGCTGGAAGAGCTGCCGCTGCTCGATGGACTCGATAAACCCAGGATCCCGCTTAATTACGTGGAGGTGGGAGCCGATAACAATAACAACAATGAAGGGTAAATATTTTCGCTCCAACGTCATCGGCTTCGGTACACCTACAGGGACCATCACCGATACGACGAAAATCAAGGTGACCGGAACGATCGCCTGGTACAAAGACTATAGCGCCGCTGGCGCGGCATATCGCCCGGTGGGTGCTTCTACCTGGACGCACAAAGCCGCCCAGAGCCTAAATGTAAACGTAACAACCCCGAGCCTCAAGCCAGGCGCAACCTACGAGGTGGCGCTTTACCTGAAACGCGGGACGCTCTACGACTATTCTCCCGCTATCGAGGTGACAATCCCTAGCCCTGAGTTCGCAACTCCCGCCGGATCCGTCACTGAGGATAACAAGATCGAGATCACCGGCGCCATCACCTGGGCCGCAAGCTACGACGCCACCGGCGCGGCATATCGCGTCCACGGAACCGAGAACTGGACCAAGGTTGCAGGCAGTGGGCTCGAGGTGGATGTAACAACGCCCGAGCTGACCGCCGACGAGACCTACGACGTGGCAACGTATATGACAATCGGCGAAGACACGTTCTACTCGTCCGCCGTTGAGGTGAACATCCCGGCGCCGACACCCGGCCCCGATCCGGAACCTGAACCGGAGAATAATGAAAACGGAGGGAACTAGGCTATGGATGAAGAAAAGAAACAGGTTATCAACCGCCGCTATATTTCCTGCCCGGAGATCCGCAAGGTAGATCAGGATAGCCGGACCGTGGAATTCGTGGCGTCAGACTCCAGCGTCGACAGCTACAACACCGTCCTGCCTGTTGACAAATGGGATCTGACCCGCTTCGAGAAGAATGGAGTCGTCGGCTATATGCACGACCTGTACGGCGACTCCTGGACCAAGGCCGCAGATCCGGACGACGTGATCGGATACGGCCGCGCCTGGGTCGAAGATGGCAAGCTGATCATCGCCATCACCTTCGAGCCTGCAGATCTGAATCCCCGCGCCGACAAGATCTATCGCAAGATCCAATTCGGCAGCCTGAATGCCGTATCCGTGGGATTCGAGCCTACGGCCCCCGGCCATTGGGGAGATAAGCGTGACGGAGAGGATCCGGACGTGTACTACTACAACGGTCAGAGCCTGCTCGAGGTATCCGTGGTGAATATCCCCGCCACAGCAACGCCGTCAAGCGCGCTATGGGCGAAGAGATGGAGCAGCACCCGAAGCCTGGTCCCGTCCAGGAACCCGACGAAGAGATGACGCGCGCTCTCCAGGAAACCGAAACACTCAAATCGAAACTTTTAACAGCTGCCAGCGCTTCGCTGCGACTGGCGCAATATAATTCTCAAAATCATGCGTAAATCCGTTGAAATCGCCCGTGAACTCGAGGCGAAAAGAGCGGCCCTGGCCGGTATGACCGACAAGGCCGAAATCGACGCGGCGAATGCAGAAATCGAGCAGCTGATCCGCGAACTCAACTCGGCAGTCGTAAACGAGGCCGCCGAGCGCGCCCTGGCTGCCGCCGCCGCTATCACCCCCAAGCAGATGGAGGAAATCAAGAAATTCTCCATCTCGAAATTCATTCGCGAAGCCCGTTCGGGTAACCTGACCGGCTTCGAGCTCGAGATGAACCAGGAGGGTCTGAGAGAGATGCGTGAATCTGGCCAGACCTCCCAGAACAACGTCGTTATCCCGTCTTGCGTGCTCCGCACCATCGATGTGAACAACGTCTCCACCGCCACCGAGGGCGCCGAATTCGCCCACGTGACGCGTATGTCCTATCTCGAGGGTCTTCGCAACGCCCTTGTCTGCCAGAAGCTCGGCGCTACCTACATCGACAACCTGCAGGGCAACCTGGCAATCGTGAAGGGCGGCTCCGCCTCCGCTTCCTGGTACGCCGAGGCCGCCGAGGCTTCCGTCTCCAAGCTCGCGTTCTCGACGGTCACTATGACCCCGAAGCGCCTCCAGATCATCGCCGGCTACACCAACGACCTGCTCAAGCAGAGCTCGCTCGCCGTGGACCGCATTATCTGGGACGAGCTGCTCCGCGCCCACGCTGGTGCCCTGGACGCCGCCGCTTTCAACGGCTCCGGCACCTCCGGCCAGCCTACCGGTATCCTCGCAACCGACGGCATTGGCGCCGTGGCTATGGGTACGCACGGTGGCGCTCCGACCCGCGCCAAGATCATCGACCTCGAGAGCGAAGTTGCCATCGACAACGCCCTCTTCGGCGCCCTGGCATATGTCACCAACGCGAAGGTGGCCGCCAAGATGAAGAAGACCGAGAGCGTCGCCGGCTATCCCGACTGGCTGCTCGAGGACGGCAAGACCAACGGCTATCCGGTGGTCATCACCAACGCCATTCCGTCCAACCTGACGAAGGGCGATTCGTCCGGCATCTGCTCCGCTATGATCTTCGGTAACTTCAACGAGCTGCTGATTGGTCAGTGGGGTGGTCTCGATATGCTGATCGACCCGTACACCAGCAAGGGCAAGGCCATCATCGAGGTATCCGCAATGGCATACCACGACATCCTGGTCCGCCGTCCCGAGGCGTTCTCCGCCGTCAAGGATCTGCTCACTACTTAGAAGCATCACATGAAATTCATAGGTTAAGTTGATTTGTTCAGAAGTGGATATGGATACGAATTACAATAAGAAGCCGCTTGTGGAGCTCGTAGAACTGAAACGCAATCTTCGGATCGATGCTGGCGTTGAGGTTTTCGATGCTGACCTGGCCACGAAGCTGCGTGCCGCGATCGCCGCTGCCGGCAGCTTTATTGGACGGGACCTTATGCAGGTTCCTGTGTATTCGTATCCATACGCCGCTTCGTTTGAGCTTGCCATCGACCCGGCCGTCATCGTCAAAAGCGTGGCCGTTGGCGAAGACAATCTCAATCCGTCCGACTGGACCTATGCGGATGGTGTGATGAAGCTATCCGGAGAATTCTCTGACGACAAGACGGTGACCGTTGAAACGGCATACAAGGAGGATATCGTGGCGGCCGTGCTGATGCACGCATCTTCGCTATGGATGAATCCCGCAGACGCCGTGGAGCAGTTGCCGAAATCATCTACGAACCTGCTGAGACAATATCGAAGGTATCATGGCCGATAAGGTAGATATTGGACGCTTCGATGAAATCGTTGAGCTTCTCGAATGCCATACCACCCGTGGTACGCGTGGCGAGAAGATCGAGACGTATGTGCCGGAAAGGAAGACCGTGGCGCACGTCGAGCCCGCTACGAGCGAGACCGACGCCGACAGCAACATCTATTCTGGCCGTTCGATCGTAGTGTCTATGTATGCCGTACCGGAAATGTCGACCAGGTGGCGGATTGCGTGGCGCGGGACGCCATACAATATCAAGACCATCGACACCATCGACAGGCTCTCCCCATTTGTCAGGGTATATGCCCAGGAGGTGATGAAATGAGCACCGTAGAAGGCGCGGACGCCATCACCGCTATGTTCGCAAAGATGCCCAAAGAGATGCAGGCTGAGACGAAGAGGTCGATGCGTGCATCCGCACGCGTCTGGCTCACAAAGATGCGCGCCGCAGTTCCGGCCGAACACCCTCAGTGGAAAGCATTTTCCAAGGTGAGCGTTCGTAGCAAAAAGGGGATCGTTTCCTGCCTGGTGGGTTTCTTTGGCCCTGCCGAGGTGCACTTCGAGTGGATGAAAGCCTACTGGTACACCTACGGAACGCTCCTACGGCGTGACCCGTCGCACAAGTTCGACAATCCGATCCGCCGCCGTAAGCGTCGCAACAATTTGGGCCAGAAAGCCAATAACTGGTTCGACCCCGCGACCGCCGGCGCGGAACAGGATATCGTAGATCATACTATCAGGGACCTAGAAAACTACATTGACAGACTATGACGCAGACCATCGGAGCAAAGCTGACGGAAATCCTTTCGGACATCGCTCTCATTTTTGAGAACCAGGCCGGAAGCGAAGATATGCCGTACATCGTCTACACGCTAGACCTGGAACCGACATACTGTAAGGATGGAATCAGCAAACTCTCAGGGACGCTTATGCTGTATATCTATGCGGGGGATGCAGAAACGGCAATCTCGCTGAAAGATTCGGTCATCGAAGCCATCGCCGAAAATATGCAAGGTGGCGGGTATCGCTCGAGGCTACGGTCTGCGACCTCGGACGATAACGACGGAATCTACTCGCAGACGCTCGAATATTTTATTGCACAACTATCATAATTATGGCAACTGCAGAACACACTGGCTATAATACCATCTTGAAGGTGGCCGAAGGATCCGACACTAAAAAGGGAT